AAGCGAGTATCAAACTGTATCTGTGCAGCAGTTTGATTGGCTCCGGGAACGGAAAACACGGATTCTTTAAGCCAATCGTTTTCCCAAGAGTCGGCGTCTTCTGTAACCTGAACTTTTGTTACCTTTCCTCCAGCAATAGTTACTACGGCTTTAACCGATCCTTCTCTTGGTTTTGTTCCGCTTACATACGTCAAAGTTACTGATGACGTGCCGTCAGTATAGCCGTTTCCTGCGTTTTTAATTGAGGTAGATCTTGAGATATGGGAGCAAACGTACGTTACCCCATTGCTAGTAACTTTAATTGTATGCTTTCTATTAAAATTGGCTTGTTTAATAAAAACTAATCCGGCTTTATCATACACAGCCGGAATCGCAGTAGACACCGCACCGCTTTTAAATGTAACCGTTTCTTCGGCAGAAGAGACAAAAGTAACATCTCCGATAGTTATTGCTTTTCTGCTGGTAGATTCGGCAACCGACGGAAAAGCAAGCCCGTATGTTGTCTTTCGAGTAGAATTAACTAGATCATAGATGTTATAAGTACCATCGTTAAAAATAGTTAAGAGGTATTTTTCAGATGCGTCTCTGTCGATGAAGTGGAAAAATGGAGTTTCGGTTCCCGAAAGAGCGCAAAGACTGCCGTTTGATTTGGTTAAACCGCCAATAAACTCTGTAGGAGGCCTTCTAATAAGACCCTCTACTACGGACGGAACCGCGTTCTCAATGTTTGTTGCCTTGTTGTTCTCTCGAACACTCGGGGGCTGAGAAGAAATGCCTCCTAAAAGGTTTGGTATTGAGATTGTTTTATGCAATTTAATACATCCTATAAGATCGTCTAATTAGGATTCGCCAAACATCGGGACTGTCCAACATTGAGTAATCTCCTATCTCGCCCTCATATTCGGTAAGACGGGCAAGAGCCTGCATTTCGTCCATTTGAGAAAACGAATGTTGTTTTGTCGATCCCAAAACACGATCTTGAAAGACTCGGGAAGAGCGCACAGTAATATACCTTTTTCCGATTTCAGGAATGTCCGAAAATTCCATCAAATAAACCTGGGTTGTTTTTATGGGGGCGTTAAAAGAAAATGAATTTGTTACCCTATTAAACAACCTATTTCCATTAATAACTGGGTCTACAGATGAGTTTTCTCCTTCCGTATCAACCCTGACTAAACCGGGGGGAACAAGAATATATCCACTTGATGTTTCCGGAGTCATAACAACATTGATGGCGGTATTGAAATGCCACCCGTAACTTAGCACTTCTCTTGTAATCTCTTCTAAAATACTGATAGCTGTTAGAACATCGGACCTTTGTGAGTCAAGAGAATTTACGGGGGCTTCTCCTATAGACGACATCATAGTATTAATTGCCGCTAATTTTGTAGTTGGTTCTAAAGCCATATTATATTGTTTCCAAAAATAGGGGAGAGGATGCGGGATTAACCACACCCCCTCCCCCGTAAACACAAAAACCTACAAACTTATAACAACTTATTAGGTTGTCAGCTCGAAACAGCACTCTTCCCGAAGAACGTCGTGGCCCATAGCGTACTTAGCCAAGATAAGGTGGCCAAGACGATCCATGAAGTACTCGGTTTCAACAGAAAGATCCATAAGCTTAACCGTTCCCACAGCTTCCTTTTGGAAAATGATTCCGCGTGTGGTGCTAAAGTTGACTTGACCGTATCCAACGCCGCTATCGCCGAACACATCGTTCTTGATTCGAGTCGAATTGTGTACGTTGGTAACAGTCGTTTCATTGGTGGTAGGAACATTGTTGGATTTATGAATTTGAATTCCGGCAACCGACACAATTGTTCCGCTAGCCAAGCTACCGTTACCTTCGGAGTTGTAATCCCGATTAATAACGTCGCTGCCAGCTGAGACCAGTTTGTAGTAATATTCCGGAGTAAGAACACAATGTCGGTCCTGCATTGGAACATTCTTCTCGTCCATTTTTTGGGCTGCTTGGAAAAGAGCCGAAACAATAGACGATGTCGTGCTTCCTCCACTAATTTGCGCGCCTAAGTAAACGGGGGCCTCGGTGCCAAAACGATTCTCCTCTCGACGAGCGCCTGCAATAACCGTTCGAATAAGATTGCGATCAAAGACATAAGACAAAGCACGTCCGATTTCCGTCGTATAAATAGAACGGACATCGTAGTGGTTCTTCATCTGGTCAAGATCCGCAACAAATACGCTAGAAGTAAGCACATCGTCGATTTTAATTGTTTTCTCGTTGTGCGCAAACTGCTGAACATACTTAGATGTAATGTTGGCGTTGCTGTTGAATACGGTCGTCGGACTTCCACTCGGTGCTCCCGCAGCATAAAGATCCAGTCCGCTTGAGGAGGTCAGGATGCTTTCTCCCGGCGTGTGGTAGAGGGCGTTTGCCGTACCGGTAACAGGGAACTGAGCTTCCTTGCCGCTGCTAATCGTGCGGACACGGTGCAGAGGCATCATAACATTGTTCACCTCAAAAGTAGTGATGATTTCTCCTGAAAACATTTTGAGAAACAATGCATCGTTAACGCCCCCCGGTTTACTGGGGTTTGTAAAAGCGTAATTAGACATAGTAAAAAAATTCCTTTGAAAAAACTAAATTAATGAATAAATAGATGGCAAAATAACACCGATTTAAATAGTTATCCCTCGCAAGGGGCCATAAAATCAAGGCGCTTTCTGGCTTGCCAGATGCCTAAAAAGAAAACCCCCGCAGTAGATTTCTCTACTACAGGAGTTGGGATGTAAAAAAATATAATAGTTTTATTCGGACATGTCGGCTACCCACCAACCCGCCTCAAGCCTCACCTTGTTCTGGGACTTGATTTTTGTGCCGTCCTTCTGCACAACAAATACCTTGGTTTCCACCGGTTCCGCAATCTGTACCGGCGTTCCGGGTGGAACAAGAATCACGGTACTCGCGCACCCGATCAATAAACTTACGCTTAATACCACCGGCAGTAGGATCAGCGTCTTTAGCTTCAACATTTTTGGTAGATAGCCCATAAATAAATTCCAGTAAAGCCGAAAACAAACCTTTTAATAAAGACATTATTCTTTTGTTCCGGCGTCCTTAGCAAAAATTAATCCGAGGCCAGCGATAGCCGCAGCAACAGCCGTTGTATAGTCTGGACTTGTTGTGGGATCTCCGTCAAAAATTGCGGTTAACAAAGCGCTGACAGCCGATAAAATGGCCACAATTCCGAGAACAGTTGTGTTTTTATTTTTCAATTTTATGCTCCTAAAACGTTTGAAAGTGCGACTCTTGACTCTACTTCTTTACGATATGCTGGGTCTTTATCGTATCTAGGGTCTTTCATTGCAGCCACAATTTCGGCAATGCTCTGATAGGCTCCCGACGAAGAAGCTGTGGGGGTTTGGCCGAGAACTAGGGGCTTCTTTCCGGGAACACCCGTAGACAAATGCCAACGTGATTTAAGACCATCTACCGCTAGGTTGATAGAGCTTGGGTTGCCGGATGAAACGGTTGCGTTAAAAGCTTCGATTTCCCCTTCGTCAAGGTTTTCCGCCGCCCACTCAACCATTTGACCGTAAGCCTCACGCCCCCCGACTCTGGACATAATAGTGTTGTTTTGAGCTTCTACTAAACTTTGCTGTCCCTGAATATAGCTTCTAACAAAGTTTTCTGGATAACCCAAACCAACGATTGTTTTGATAGAGTCTTCGCTGATATTTCCTGTTTCCAAAAACTCCTGGTGGAAAGGCTCTAATGCGTTTTCGGAAGGAGGCTTGGCAGCTTCTGGAATCTTGGTTCCTACTTTCCGCTCCAACTCTTTGTAAGACGTCGCCATATCTTCCGGAGTGTTAAACTTTTCGGGAAGCCAGGACGGCCTTGATCCTTCCGCCTTTGGTTCTTGCGGTTCTGGGTTACTAATAGCCGCTTCCGTTTCTTTCTTTTGGACGCTCTCAATGTAAGCCGCTTCTTTGCCAGCTTCGTTGTTTACCTCTTCGGTACTACGATTAATAACGATTTTCTGTGTTTCGCTCATTGTTGATTACCTTGATTCTGAACCATATTTCCTATTGTTTCTACTGCTTTAGGACCTGCCATTTTCAGCAGTTGTTGTCGCTGCGCCATCTGTGCTTCCTGCTGTAATTCCTGATCCGTCTTAATAAGCCCCATTGTATCAATACCTAGAGAAGCAGCGCGCCTATTTAAATATTCCCTTAGATTAACAAAATTTCCCAGGGCTTCCGGCCCCAACAGTTGGGAAATTCCACCCAAAAAGATGTCTAATCTATTAAGATCATTGCCCCTACCCAAAGCATCTATACCCGTCACAATAGTGGGGGTGATAAACTTTTTGTTCATTTTTGGCATTTTTTTCTCCTTTGTTAAACGCTCTACAATTCGATTAACAAGGGGAAGTTGGAACTCTAACGAAAGAATACTGTAAATGCCGCCTAGCTGCCGTTCGATACTTTGGGTCACCAATCGAACCTCTTCGGCTGTAACCCGTTCTGCGTTCCTAATGCTTGCTTCTGTGAGCATAAAGGCATAACTCAGCCGCTCATTGATAGAACCCATTGTCTGAAGGGCCACCGTTAAATCAGCGGCTTTCTGAGCCTGAAGCACAGTAACATCCGCTGCATTTCCTTCGATAATAGACCCGTTTAGACTTTGGGCAATTTTCTTAGCTCGCGTTGTTCCCACGGGGTTAACAAGGAACACAATCTTTGACATTACAGCTGCACTCTCAATAATGCTTTTAGATAGGCTGTCTAATGAGAATAAATCTCCAAAGTATTGTTCTACATAGCTACGCCCGTAATCTTCTCCGTCAACCCTGTGCATTCGCAAAGCAATAAACGGACTTTTTTCTTCTGGAAAAGTTGCGTAAGAATCGGGAATCAGCTTTCCGTTTATTTCTTGATAGATCTCGACCTTGTTTTTTTGGCCGACATGGCAGCAAGTGTAGAGATCGACGCTTGATTCGTATTGAGGAACATCACCAACAAAAGGCAACAGGTCTGGGCTAAGAGAAGAAATTGAAAGCTTTTCTTTTAAAATAATTTTTCTTACTTTGCCGAAACAGCATCGTTGCACAACATAGTTATCTAAGCGGAAAACCCGCATACCGCCCTCGTCCGGAAAGTGGACAAGGACGTTTCCGACAACCAACAACTGCTTGAGGGCTTCGAACAAAGAAACCCGGATTGTCTGTCCTTCAATATCCCGCATCACCAGTCTCTCCATTTCGGAAAGGCTTGTTTCTGCCTCCGTCTTTGCCTGAGGAGAAAGCGCAGCTAGGTTTTTCGACGCCTTGGGATCGATTACAAATCTAAAAAAGGGCGCGTTTGGGGGGAGAAGGGATAAAAGAAGAGCTGAAGCCAGGTTGTTTACGCCCCGAGCGCCGACAGATTGATAGGGTGTGGCGAACGAATTGGCGGACTGGTCGCCTTCGTCTGGTAACAAGTGTGGAAGCGTTAGTTTAGAACAGTCTCGACCACGGGATATATACGGGTATCTTTCTGTCTCTAACTTTAAATACTCGCTTTTTAAAGTTCCCATGATTTTAGATTACGACCGCGTTGAGCCGCCTGATGAAGACCCTCCGGATCCGGGGATGCTGACTCCATAGCCACTTTGGGGTTGAATAACAAGTCCCCTTTTACCCCTACGCTTTACGGTTTGTTCGTTTTGAACCTGGGGCTTCTTGGGGGCCGCTTGCTTACTCGGTTCTGAAAGTCGGATAATGTCCGGTCCTCTCAGATTGTATTGCGGTGGGGGAGGAGGAGGGGGGACGCTAGGACCGCCGCCGCACATTATTTAATTAACTCCATCATTGAATTTGCTCCATATAAAGGGTTTTTAAAAACACAACAACAGATCTCTGCCCAGATTTAAAGAAGATCTCGTTGACCGTTTCGGTCAAAGAAGCACATTGCTCTGGGAAGTTTTGATCTAAAAATTTTACTAATTCCTGGGTTACGATTGGAATTTTTTCGTATTCCAGTTCCTTAGAAGGCTTGTTAATCATTTTTTACAGCTTTCTTGCTTTGAATATAAGCGTACAAAATAATAACATAATTAATGACATCCAAGACAGTATCTCTAAGAGCTTCGTCCTTAACCTTAAAAGACCCCGTAGTAATAAACGTAGACAGACGTGACATTTTGTCGGTCAGACGAACCATGATACCGGCTTCTGTCGCACAAACCCCCATAGATTCGCATCGGGTAAAGTTTAGGAAGGGGTGGGTAGAGTCTTTCCCGCCGCTGTAATCGTGGTTTTTCCGTTCGGACAGAAACCTAGCCTCTTCGGTTAGTTCTCTGTGGAGGTTTAAAAGCCATTGCCTATCGGTTTTTTCGTTTTTATTTAAGTCTGTTGCGGTGTCCATAATTTAATTTCTTGTGTGTCCCAATCGTATTCGCCGGATCTAAGAATTCTAGCACAACGAGCCTGTACGAGAGCTTCGGAAGAAGTATACCCAGAATTTACATAAGCCTGCTCAACTTCTTCCCAAACACCCTTTTTTAAAATTTTGCTTGCTGTTACCGGACCAACCCCCTCAAGCCCCGGATATCCATCGGTCTTGTCTCCCATTAGAGTTTGTTTCAGAAAGAACAGATCGGCTTCTTTTTCATCAACAAACCTTCCATGATCGTCTTTGTCGGGGTTCCATAACCATCCAGGGATTCCGTTTAAATCTTTATCTTGTGAGACGATGATAGTGCTGTCGGTTTGCAGTAATCCCAGGACATCGTCTCCTTCTATCTTATCCTCACACAAAACCGTATACTTTTCTTTAAACAGCTTCTTGATGGCTGCGTACCCGCAGGGCTTTCTACAAGTTTTTCTGTGTGCTTTGTAGGGTGGGTAAATCTTTTTCCTAAAATTATCCTGGCCGGAAAAGGCAATAACGCACGTTTTTACTTTTAACTTATCCAACCAAGATTCTAAAAGAGTTTCGCTGATATGCATTGCTTCGTGGATGTTCGCATAAGCAATGTCAACATCGTCCCCAAAGCTTGCAGTAAACTCTGTAATTTTGCAAACAGAATAAACAAGGATGTCCCCGTCTATTAAGGCAGTATCAACTTTAGAGTAATCAGTCAACTCACTCTCCTGCCTCAATACATGCGTTTTCCAAAATTTTAGCTAGTCCCAAAGACCCATGTGTGCTGCTTTTAATGCAGATCTGATAGCTGTCCGAGTCGATCTTTTTATTGGTGGCAACATAACCGACAAAGGCCATCTCGGGGAATCGGTTTTTAAGCTCTTCTAACAACTCACTTGTTTCAAGATATTCAAGAGGGGTAGACATTTTTTAAATCCTTTAGTTTCTTGAGAAGCTTTACTTTTTTAGCTTTGCAGCTTTTGCTGTGTCCTAATTTACAAAACTTAACTAACGTTTCTATTTGGCTGTGCTTAACGATGCTGTACTTCTTAACCGCCTTTAGAAAGGCAAGAGCAGACGTTCCGTAAATAGACCAAACATAAACTTGCCGCTCCTTGGATTGTGTTCTTACGTTTCCTCCCCACTTTTTCTTGAGCTTAAACAGGGGATGTTTGTGTTTGTTCGTGATTTCTACCGTGGGAGAGTTCTTGAAAAAGACACAACCCTCCCCATCCAAAAACCCCGCAGAATACGCATTAATAGTGTTTCTACCCAGAGCCATTTGTGTTTCCTTTTAGTGTGTTTCTGACCAGTTCGACCCGACTCGATATGCACCGTCTAGGGGACATCTAATACTAAGAGCCCCGCTTGTCGCTTGAATGCTACTCACAGCCATTTTACCAACATCTTCAGCATAAGCGGGATGAACGCTAAATTGATACTCGTCATGGATGCTTGCGACTTGATTTACCAACACTCCACCGATCTTCAGGGCATTAAGCCTTTCCCACAGGATTATACAGGCTTGTTTCATAATCACGGCGCCTGCGGACTGGAGCAATGTGTTTAAGGCGGCGTGGGGCGAGCGTGGGTATAGGGGACGGCCATCCAACCCCTTCAAGTACCCATAAGAGTTCAATATCCTTGTCAGGTTCTTCTTGAGAACAGCGAAGGCGGGAACTCGGTTTTCAAAACTATTCCTAGCCTCCCGCCCACCCCGGGGATTGCCAAGTACATCCCCTAGCTTATTGTCTCCCGCACCGTAGATAAGAGCGTAGATAGCACCCTTAGATTTATCCCGGATTTTCTTGTGTTCGGGATTGCTTTTATCTTGCTCTTCGTTGGTTAGGCCGAACGCGATAGCGTTGGTCCAATGGATATCTCCGTTTACTAGCTGCCCGGCGTAGTCGCCTCCGTCATACTTTCCCAGATAATGAGCCAGACAGCGTAGCTCTAACCCCGAAGCATCCACCCCAACAAGACGATACCCAGGCTCCGGAAGGAATAGGGAGCGGTATTCGGCATCGGACGGGACTTGGGCTAGGTTGGGGTTGGAGTGGGTACAGCGGCCCGTAATGGCCCCGTTGGTGTTTACCCTTCCGTGTATCCGACCATTCACACAAAGCTTTAGCCAAGCCTCATCGCCTTCTGCCAATTGACCCAAACGTTTTTGTGCGGTCAGGTACCTACTTAGAATCTGGCCTTCTGGGAAGGACAGTTCGGATAGGATGGACTCGTCAATTTTTACCCTCCCATCCGGAGTAAACTCTGTGGGCTTCCAACCGTACTTCTCGATAAGTCTTTCGGCAATCTGAACCCTGCTTGCGGGATTAAACTCCTGAATCTTTTGCTTGAGCGCCCTTCCGGTTTTCGCAGAAGTACGATCTATTGTCTTTGGCGGGAATAGCGACTTCATGTCTGCTTCGATATCAACCATCTCTTTTCTTAAGGTAGCGTGGAGTAACTCGGCGCCACGGCTATCGAAACAAAAACCCGCCTCTTCCTGCTTCCGGATAATTTTTGCAAACTCCATCTCTATCTTCAAAGCCCGGTCGCTCATGGTATTCAACGAATACAGTTTGTCTTTCAGGGCTCGTACTATTTTAACGTCTTGCTTGCAGTACTCCTCCAACGAAAGGCTATAGGAATCGAATACAGGAGCGTCAAGTTTCTGCATCCCAAGCCTGGCCCCCCAAGCTTTCAGGGAGTGGCTTCCCACAAGATCGGACGAAAGCCCTGCCGCAACGTCTTCTTCTCTGATGTTTGTCTTGAGAAGGCGAGCCAGAACCAGAGTGTCCACAACTTCGGCAGTAAACTCCGCGTGGAACCCGGTTATTTTTGCTATAGCAGGCAGATCAAAGCTAATAATATTGTGGCCTACGATTGACTTAGCCGATTTTAAAAGCTCGCACCCAACCCCAAGATCAACCATCATGGGATCAGCATCATCCACCGCAACACAAAAACAATGAATACTTTTTAAGTCGCTTAAACGGGTCCAGTCTTCAATTTTGTTTGTTTCGATATCAAAATAGACAACCATTTTGTTCTTCCTTATTCGGGGTAGTTGGCGTACATTTTAAGCTTGTCTCTCAGCTTGTCAAGAGCTATGTCGTGGTATTTCCTGGCTGTTGTAGCTTTAATCGGATCGTTTGGGTTCTGCTCCGAGTACTTTCTTGCTATTTCTTCCCAACAATCCTTGTCTTTTGGGACCTTAGGCAAGAGCTTGTATCCGTACTCCGGGCGCTCCCCATAACCATACTTACACACAACCGAGATTAATTGGGGGCTAACACCATATTGACGCGAAAGATCTATTTTTGTTTCGCCCCTAAGAACCTTTATTTTAATTTCTTCTACTTGCTCGTCTGTTAGTAATCGTTTCCTCATTTTCTTCCTTCTTGTCTAGAATAACTACTGCTTTTTTCAACAACAAAAATACTTTTAACCTGACCATATCTTTAAAAAGATTGTTTTTTAGGTTTTTCTCGCAATCGACCAAATGCCTTGCGTATTTAATTACATCTAGTGCTGCCCTTTTTAGTTTTCGTTTTTCGTAGCTCATTCACATATAATACCTACATATTGCCTAGTGATGGGTCGAGGGGGACTTGAACCCCCAACCTACGGATTAAAAGTCCGCTACTCTACCAGTTGAGTTACCGACCCTAGTTATGGGGATGGTGGGACTTGAACCCACAAGGATTTTATTCCGGCAGATTTTAAGTCTACTGCGTTTGCCGATTTCGCCACAACCCCTGAAGTCAAAGATCATCGTTGCTTATTACATCGTTGTTGGGCGGTGTAATCGTTTCGAACAACCGACCCGTAGATTTGTTATAAACCAGGGTTGAAGCGATGCCTGTATCTCCTGTAAATCTGTTTTTCAAGACTCGAACAGTAAGATCGTTCGGCTGCTCTCCTTGCTGATTTCTTTCTAACCCAATTACTGCATCGGCAAGTTGGGCAATAGAGTGGGAGCCCCGCAATTGGCTTAGAGACGTGGCCACCCCTTCTTCATGGCCCCGATCAGCGTCCGGCCTTCGGAGATGCGATACAGCGAACATGGCGGCCTGCGTCTCCTCTACCAATGAACGGAGGGATGTCATAACATTATCGATCATCCTCCGCTCATCTCCGTCCCCCAACCCACTCACAACGATGGATAGGTGGTCCAGAAAAAGGTACTCGCACCCACACGATTTAATCATGTACCTCGCCCGGGCCAACAGGTTTTCCGGATCAACGGATCCAAAGTGGTCGAAAAGAACAACCTTTGAAACCGTAGCGTCAAATGCCTTTCTCTTATCCTCTTCGGTTATCCCGCGGTCTTTCCAAAAATATGTGGGAGTGCTTAGGTACACACCCATCAAGTTTCTTCCGGTCCTCTTGACGGATTCCTCCAACATTAACAGACCGACCTTTTTCCCACTCCTAATCAAGTGGCAAACAAGCTCCCTGCAAACGGATGACTTTCCAATGCCGGTTCCGCTTGTCAAAACAACAAGCTCGCCCTTGCGTATGCCCAAAAGCTTTTCGTTCAGTCCCGACCAAGGATACGGAACAGAATCGTTCTTATCCTCTTCATTGATCGTGTTCCAAAGGTCTTCGCCAAGCACAACACCATCCGGCCTGTAGGCCTTGGCAGCGTAGACAGCGTCGATGATCCTCTTGCCCTCTCCGCCAACCAAAGCTTCGTTGGCGTCCTTGAATCCTGGGATTGTTGCTATCCGGGCTTTACCGGGGGTCAGAAGCACGGCGCATTCTTTGGCCGCTTTCCTTCCCGCATCATCGTCATCAAACATGATAACGACAGTCTCAAACTTCTCCAACCATTCCAGATTGTTTTGGAAAGACTTAAGCGCACCCGCCGCACCGCTAGGTACGCTGACTACCGGCCACTTATTCCCAAAGACCTGTCCAACGGACATAGCGTCAAGCTCTCCCTCCGTTACCGTTACCATCTTCCCGCCGTCCTTCCAAAGATTCATCCCGAAAAGAGGCAGCGACTTTGCGTTGCCTAAAATCAGAAAGTCCTTGGAGGGAAAGCGAAGCTTCTGCGCGGACACCGTTCCCTCTCTGTAGTATTGAGCAATGTGAACGGCCTGGCCGTTGTATTCACCAACGCCATACTTCCAGAATATACAAGTTTCTTGGGTTAGCCCCCTTTTAAGTAAGTTGGAATACTCAACCCGAATCAGATTAGAATCTTTGTTTTCCATACAAACCACAGCGTTGTTCTCCTTTGAAGGTTCGAAGTAATTACATCCAAAACAATAACCGTGTCCGTCACTAAATCGGGCAAGGTTATCCCTGCTGTTACATTTTGGGCAGGGCTCGTGTTTTACAAACTTTGACGGCGTTGGCTCTCTCATTTCATGTTCTCCAGTTAACCTAAATTTTATGCCCTACAAAAACACCGAAACCGCTATTTTTTCCGAGGCCGAATAAACTTTCTTGACGACCAGGCGAACTATCTGAGAGTCGTCTTTCCAAACCCAACCATTTAGGGAGTCTAGCACAGCTTTCGCATAGTTGTCAACATCCCCTACGGGATAAGGATTGGACGGATTCTTCGGCTTGGTACAGTAGCAAGTTACGTTGACTTCGATAGGGCAGGATATCGGGCATTCCTTTGGTGCAACGATCTTACCGCGTAATGCGCGCATCTCCTTTCTAAACTTTTCGTACTTTTTCCCGTAGTACGCAAATCCTTTGCGACTAACCCGAGGCCTAGAAGCGGCAACGGGAACAACGGGGAAAACTATCGAACAAAGAAACTTCATGTATATTTAGTACGTTTCTTTGTTTTGCCCTTGGCCTTGCTTTTAGTCTTTTCGTTTTTGCTACAATCACAATCGCATTTCTTTTTCATTTACTTTTTACACTTTCTGTTTTTTGGACATGGGGTTTTTGATCCGCTTGGCCCGGCCCATAAATCTTTGCAGGCCCAATATCTAGCGGATAATTTGTTGGTAGCAGAATCACAGTTATGACGGGCTTTAAAAGATGCCCTAGCGCCAGGACTATAGTTATTGCCGTAACCAGTAGCGCCGTAATGAATAATTTTTTCTTGACCATTGGCGCAAGCCTTGACAACTTTCTTTTTATCGGGGTTGGGAGACTTGCGCGGCTTGTTGCAAGGCATACTGGCTTTATTTAATTTTTTCTTGGCCATGTTTTTAGAAGTCCTTTAATCGTTTACGAATTGCTTTACAAGTAAAGTTTCGTTTGATGTATCTGGTAATCTTCTGTGCCTGTTCAGCTGAACAATTAAAACTTATATCGAAAGAACTATCCATAAGGGATGTACCAGATCCCATAAAGTGCTTTGGGAACTTATCTTCTAGGGCGTGGCTTACCTCAAAGTAATTTCCTTTCTTGAATGAGAAGGAGTAATCATATTGTTTTGTTTTTGTTTTCATTGGTTTTGTTTTCATTGTTTTTGTTTTCATTGTTGAATTGTCTCACGAACGGTGGCTGCTCGGGCGCGGTGTAAGATTCCGGGAGTTCCCTCGCCTACCCACGCGCCTTCGCAGTTGAATGCCACCCACTCCTCAGCTTCATCAGAAGTCATTCCTTGACGCTCAAACACACGCACAAGCTCACGATACCCGTAAACAACCACGGGAACTTGACCACATCTAGAGATGAAACCAACAATTGCGCTGTCGCATCCGTCAAAGAATAGCGTCTTGTCGTTGTCTTCAGAAGTCCGCATCATGCGTTGCTGTCTTTGTCTTCTCCAAGAAACGGGCTTGGCTTGCTTCGGGGTCGGCCTCAAAACCAAAGGATACAAAAGAATCTCCGGGTGTAAAGGTAACCAACCGCCGGATTTGTACCGCCTTCATTCGGAGGCTTACGCCTGCGCCAACCATAGCCGTGAAATATGGAACAACCTGGAAAGCTACGCGAATCTCGCTGCCGGAACCGACAGACGGAATGGGATCATACGGACTGCCCAACGCATCATAGATAATCGGCCGTTGCGTCCAAGACTTCTTCGCATTTCCTGCCTTTGCCTTGAGCTTAAACTTAATTCTCATGGTTTTTGGAAGACCTCCCTCCATCCCCTCCTCTTCCTTGAAGGGCATTGGAGCACGCTTCAGCTTCTTCGGAGTTGCGCCCCCATGCTCTTCGCACAACGCCTGGTAACTTCGCTCTTCGCAGGTCTGAAGCGCTGCCAGGAACTTCTCCACCTCTGGGTCTTCAAGGTCTAGGCGCAACTCTACGCTGTAGACGCCGTCCTTGTCGAACTTGGTGTCGGGCTCGTTCAGGCGAGGGTACACAGCGATCCCCGTGGGTGTGGTCAGTTGCGGGAAGTTGTTTCCGTACTTTGGACTCTTCATGTTTACCATTATCTCCTTTTGCATGTACTTCAGTTGTCTTATTCAATCCTAATTGAAATAGTAGTCTGAAGTCAAAACCTTAGTTACATCCAAAGCACCATACTTTGGAACATCGGGAAGCCTACCCGAAGAGGGCAGTAGTGTCAATGTGGATTCACGAAAATTTCTAAAAATTTCTTCCGAAAAAAGTTTCACCGTGGATTGCCGTACAGCCAAAGCAACCTTTTTGTGGTCGGGAGCCAAGCACATTAGTTGGTCGTGGACAGTTCCCAGGTGATTGATTCCAAATGCCTTACACGCAAGCACCGTTTCCCCAAGAAGCCCACCGAACCCGTCCAGGGAGTGGACAAAGTTGGCTGGGCCTCCATTGAGTGCCTTGCGAAGAGATTGAACACCGTTCTCAACCCGAAGAGATAAAATTTTAGCCTTGGCTCCAACTTTGGTTGAGACGGTTATGGGATCGTAGTTTTCATACCTCATGCGAACAGGAAAACCTAGAGGAGTATTCCAAAAAGGAGTTACATCATTTTCCACCATCGCTTTTACACATTCCCTAATAAACTTCATTCCTATTTGAGCCGAGCCCACAACATCCCCAATAGACTCCCAAATAGTATTCCCTAGTAAACGGTTTAGTTGATATGTATTTATATTAGTTTGGTCTATATTATTCTTCTTTAATTTTTCTTCCAACCATTCTTTAGTGTAAGTAATACAAGAGTGTTGGGTAAGACCATATGGTAAAGTCATTGTTTGTCTTTTGGTAGCGGTTCTATCTAGACCTAGCGACAATAAAAATCTAGCGTCTTCTGTATTTAAATGTTGCAGCCGCTGAATAACTTTATCGGCTACTGATTTATATGGGTCTGCTGGCGTTTCTGAAGGGAGGACGTTGGTAGCGACTGCGGCAACCTCATCCTTCAACAACATAGAGTATATCTGGAGTCCTTGTGTTGTGGCGTCCATCCCGACTGGTAAATGCGTGACATATCCTGAACCGTTAGCCCACAAGGACGAGAGTTCTACACAAGCAGCGTAGAAAGCAAAGGGCTCATCTGCTTTTGTCCATTCCCTATGTCCCCAGGGATCTTGCGCTATTTTACAAATTAAATCTCTATTCTCCTCAACCCAAGCAACTCTCTTTTTGAATGTTTGTTTATCTAAACCAAATTTATTGGCGGAATGAATATACAGGGGTAAAGCATCGTCGTCTGTTTTAATCGGCTTACCATCAGCAAATTCTAAAATTGCTTTTGCGTAGGAGATGCTTTGTGGATTCAAAAATAACGGTAGTGGGTAGCCCCTGCCCCTAAAGTCTAGTTGATGGGGAAACCAAATGCGGTTGTGTTCCGCCATCTTCTGGGCAACGAACAAACACTTTAGAGTCAATATTCTTTGGGACTCGTATGATTCGTTTTGGAAATGGGTTTTGGCGGCTGCCTTACGCCATTGCCGCCGAGCCTCTGGATTATCGTCGATGTCAATTGGTTTGGACGGGACAA